TGGATAATAAAGAAAGAAATAAGTGGATTAAATTTGGTAGGTCACTTAATACTAATACACAATATTTTAAGTATATTATTAAAAAAAAACTATGGATACAAAAAAATGTGAAGAATACGCAACTCTTGATGCACAAATAAAAGTTTTAACAAATCAAAAAGACGAACTAAAAGTCGAAATAATAAAAGAGTTAGTACAAATTGAAAATGAAGCTGTTCAAACAGCAGTTGGAAAATTTGCTATAACTAATTTAAAAACGTGGACTTACACTGACAATGTAACTGAATTAGAAGAAGAATTTAAAGCACTTAAAGAAAAAGAACAAAGTGTTGGGGTCGCTACATATGCAGAAAAACCTTCATTGCGATTCACTGCAATTAAACTATAATTAACTAAATAAAAATGTATGGAAAAAGAAAAGGTGGCTCCTAAGCCAAGAAAAAAAAGAGTGCCAAAACCAAAACCAGCAGTCGAAATGGTTAGCTATTCAATAAAAATGGTTATCCCGACTGGTCAATACGCCAATATCCAACCGGAAATTATTGTAAAGTCTGGTTCTGTTCAAGACGCTCACGATTATATTGCTCCACATATGAATAAATTGTGGAAGGAATATTATTTAATTAACGAAAGACGTGCTGCTGAAGCAAAACAAGCGGAAGTTAAACCTGTTGAAGTTAAACCAGTTGAAGTTAAACCAGTTGAAGTTAAACCAGTTGAAGTTAAACCTGTTGAAGTTAAACCTGTTGAAGAAGCAATCGCTCCTGTTATTGAAGGAGTGGAATCTACTAAAGATACAAAATTGCCGTTAGTTTATGCCAATCAACCACCAGGTAGTAGTGTTTCATTTAACAAAGCTACTCAAGCTATAAATTCTTGTGTTAGTATAGATGCTTATAATCTAATTGCTAAACAAGTTGAAAAATCTACCAAATTAACTGCAGACGATAAAGAAAATTTATTACCTTTTATGGATGCAAAATTTAAAGAATTATTTAATAAATAAATAAAAAATGAAACCCCACATGTGTAATAAAATAATACTACCAAAAAAATACTTATCATGGAGTGCCATGAACTGTTGGGAGTCGAGTCCTGCTAGATTTAGGAGGGAATATTTTGAAGCTGGAAAAAAACTTGATACAAAATATTTAAGGTTTGGAAAAGGTATTGCTGAATTAATAGAGCAAGGCAAACACAAAGAATTATTACCAGACCTTGAAGTTTGTGAAGTGCGCGAGCATGAAATCCGAACAGTAATCTGTGACATTCCAATCCTTTCTTTTCTCGATGATTATGACCCAGTTAATAATGTTTTTCGTGAGAAGAAGACTGGTAAAATTCCATGGACTCAAGCTAAAGTTATAAAACATGGCCAGTTAATCTTTTACGCTACAGCTTTAAAACATAGCACTGGCAAAATGCCAGAGTATTGCGACCTAGATTGGATTGAAACAAAAGAGGGTTCAATCGAAGTTGATGATTTTTGGAGAGAAAATGAAAAGATTATTCAAGTAACTGGTAGAATAAAAAGTTTTCATCGTGAGTTTGATGAGCGTGAAGTAGAAAAAATGGAAGAACGCATCGTCAAAGCAGCGAATGAAATAAGTGACGCTTATAAAGAATTCTTAGAGGAAATATAAATATATGAAAAACTCAAATTGGTCCTGGGCTCCAGGATTAGACGAAGAAATGAAACAATTTACATCATTTAAACTAATTATTAATAATACAAAAAATTATGACATCACAAGAAATTAAGTTAAACACTCAAAAAAAAGTCCAATCTATAACTACTCTTTGTGAGCAATTACAAATTGTTGTTTCAGCTGAAGAAAGAATTACTGAACAAGGACTTATACAAAAAGTTGTTTATTACACTGATGTTGAAAAATATGTAGTAGACAAAGAAAATGAAAAGGCTGTAAAAGAAATTGTTTCTGATGGAGCTGCACAAAATCCTGTTCCTGAAACACAAGAATTAAAACCTGAAGAAGCTTCTGTTGAACCACAAGCTCCAGCGGAGAAACCTTATGTTGAAGCTTAAATTACCAAAATTAAAAAGATTACCAATTTACGGCAAGAAAACTTTAAAATTATCTTTAGAATTCGGAGTAATTTTATCTGAAACAGCTAAAGAAAAAGAAATTAAATTAAAAGAAGAGATAGTAATTAGAGCAGAAGATATTCTTATTAAAGAAATAAAATTAAATGGAATGAAAAAGACAGCTTTGAATTTTATCCCGCTAGTTATGGCCGCATTAGAAGTTTAATTCCGCAAACTTAAAACACTCCTTATTAGGGAGTGTTTTTTTATCTTGGATTAAATGGATTTCCACCGGAGCTACTTCTTTTTTTTGCATTTGCTTTAGCCTTATCATCTCTTTCTTTGTAATATTTTTTACTTTCCGGAAGACTATATTTACCGAACAAAGTTCCTTTAATATAGTTCGGCAGAGTTTTGTCTACCCTGTATTGAAATTTACCAGAAGGGCTTCTTCCTTTTCCTTCTTTTACAGTTTTAAAACCTTCAACAGACCTCTGTATTTGAGCTCCGGCTGGAACAACATTTGTGAACAAAGATTTACTAATAGCTTTTGCTCGTTGTTCAGTGTCTAATATATTTCCATATTTATCTTTACCAAGAACAGTGTATCTAAATAAATCAGATAGAAATTGAACAATCGGTGGAAGTCCCCATCTGAAAAAATTAACAGAATCGTCCCACTTCATTCCAAAAATGCTTCCAATATAATTAAATAGAAGTGTTGAGCCTATCATGTATCTAATAAGTTTAGCCCACTCTCTATCGGACACCATATTAAGAACATACTCACCTTGTTTCAAAGAAAATGTTTGCCATTGGGCTGCTGTCTTTGCTATTGGACCACTTATGTAATGTTGAGTTTCTAAAGGGCCAAAAAGGAATTGAGTTTTTTCTGATACAAATTTTCCGTAATCAATAGAATCTTCTAATGTTGGAGTATAATCAGCCGGCATTTCTTTATCAAAAGCTAAATTAAATTCTTTAGGAGTTATTTTTCCATCAAGAAATTTAGATTTTGCACCGTAATAAGCCGCACCACGATTTATAAATTCAGTGGCTTCCATGTTGGCAAATAATAATTTGTCAGTTTTTTCGGCAACTTTTTTTATGGCGCTATAAGTTTCATCTTGATAAAAAGAATTTCTTAAAACACTGTTTTCTTTTAACTCTTTGTCACCAAATTTTACCAAATCCATATACCCTTTAAGTGTATATTTTGTTTTTAGGTCTGACCAAGTATTGATGCCCTGGGTGAGATTTTTAGCGAGTGATGTAAATGAACCTGCAATTTTAGCTCTTGAAAGCATTTTTCTAACATCTGAAGTTGCTCTAAGAGTAGCTCTAGGTTTAACATTTGGAAATATTCTCTGAATAATGTTATCCCAGTCTCTTTCTTTTTCAGTCGGTCGCATATTAAGTGTTGAAATACGTTTTTCAATATAGTCTATTTGACTAACTTCACTAAGATGAGCTGTAACTTCATTAAACTTTTCAAGAGCAGGGTCAATATTTGCTTTACGAGTTGCACGTTTAGTATAAGCCTCTAAAGATTTCCAAGTATCTTTTATATAACCTTCAGCTCCTTTTCTTTGGAGCTGGAATGGATTATAAATACTTTTAGCAATCTTTCTATCAATTATAGTAGCTATTTCTTCAGGTATTTGACCTTTGTTATCGAGTGGAAAAATATGAGTAATATAATCTGAAATACGAGCATCTTGACTCATGCCAAGCCTATCGGCCCATTCAGATAACCACGCTTTTATTTCTTTAGCCACTTGAGCTTCATTAGCTTCTAGTTCAATTTTTTCACCATCCAAAAATCTAAAAATTCTTTCATTGCTTTCCTTTGAAACTCTTTTCGCCCAATCTCCAATCTTTTTCATGTTGTCTGGTAACTCGAGAAGATAAGCCTCATAAGATTTTATTAAATCTTTATATTCTTGTTGGGCTCCTAACTTTCTCATTACTCTCCAAGGAGTGCGCATTTTATCAACAGCATTTACTCTTTTAGCTACTGGGGTTCTTTTGTCACCTTCAATAACTTTTTGTAATGGTTCAATTGTTTCAGCTACATCAGGAGCGAGTCCTTGAATTGCAGTTTGACGAGCTTCTTCAGCCATATCAATTGTAGATTTATTTTCTTCTACTTGTTCTGTTTCAAATAGAGATTTATCTTCTGCCGTTGGCTTTTTAAATTTTGTATCTTGTCCAAAACTTTGAAGTGGTTGTTTCTTAACTGCTTTGCCTTGTAATAAATTATCAAATTCAGTTTTAATTTTTCCACTAGTAGTAATCCAACCTGTTACTTTGTTTGTAATATTTTTTAAAAAGTTTTTAATATTTGTTGACCATGTAGGTTTTGCAACAAAATTATTTCTAGCATATTTTTCAAACAAACCAGCAAGTGCTTCTTCTGATTGTCTAAGTGTTCTAATATTTTCAGGATACATTTTTCTAACATCACTCAAAAGTGCTACTCTGCTTTTTTCATCAACATAAGTATTTAGATATTTATGAAAACCTTCATGAAATGTAGTGTCTAGATTAACATTTCCTTTTCTTTCAACTAATTTAATTAATCCATTTGCATAAGAACCATAAGCAGGCATACCAAATTCATCACCAAGTTTAGAAACTGATAAAAATTCAGCATCTTTTTCTCCAAAAAACTTTTTATAAATATCTTTAGCTTCTTGTGGTGTTGCGTCAAATTTAGTTTCACTAATATTGCCACTAAACAATGGTTTGGCATCTGTGGCAATTTCTTCTGTTGATGGTTGTGGAGTTATTTGTGGAGTTACTGCGGCTAAATCTGCCTGACCACCTGAAACATCTTCAATTCCCAAACCAATTTTAGGGTCTTCAATAAATTCCTTTGTCTTTTTTGCTACACCTGGACTAGAAATTACTCTTGCTCCAGCGCCCATTAAAGTAAAGGCTATTATTTCAGCTGTAATTTGGTCCATTGTTAATCCTTCAAATTTTTGGTCACCTAAACCAATTGAATACAATGCTTGATTTAAGGCATCGGCATCTCTTTCTTCAAACCACTCACCCATAGGACCATTCCAACCAGTTTTTTGTAGCAGTGCAACAACTTGACTGTCAGTTGCTGATGGTATTGCTTTTTTAAGAGCTTTAAAAATTGCAGTTTTTACAACTACTTTTTTAAGAGGAGTTGCCATTTTATTTAATACTTTTCCAGTTACTCCACCGCCTCTTTCAGTAATTAATTCTACAGCATGATTTGTTGTTGAATTTACAAATGCTTCACCAATAGGTTGTCCTTCATCCAAAACTTCTCCTGTGTTCAAATCAGCTTGCCCTATCATTCTTTGCGCTGTGCCAAGAGTGATGTTAGTTGGAGCAGTTATTGCAAATTGTTTAGCGAGTAATACGCTTTCTTTTTTTGCAACATTTTTTATTGAGTTTGTTAAAGTTGCTCTAAACACTTTATCTGTCATCATTTTCTTAATTGTTTTTCGTGCTCCTAATTTGGCTGCATAATTTAATATCATTACATCACCTGTTGGCGCAGTTCCAAAAGTAACAACTTCTGAAATAACGGCTGGTAACAATTCTCCCATAAATCTTACAGAGCCTTTTATTGTTTCACCGGCCAAATATCCAACATCTTCAGTCAACTTAGCTTTTTCATCTTGTTCTTTATAATAATTATCTAATTTAATTTTATCAGCTTCTGTAGCTGTTCCATTTTTAAATCTATTAAAAGCTAACACAACACCCACATCTTCGATTGCTTCTTTTCCTGAACCATAAAAAGGAACATCTTTTGTGTCCCAAGAAAGGATGCTATCTAAAAATCCAGGTGTTCTACTGTCACCAGCTATAGATTCTGGTGTGGATTCAGTAGTTTGCATTGATGGCGCAGAAATAATTGGGTCTGGTGTTCCGACTGAAAAAGGTGATGGTTTTTTAGTAATTGGTAATCGTGGTTCAATGTCTGGTGTAAATTGTGAAGCTGCTGCTACTCTAGCTTTTTCTATTGGAGAAGGACTTTTATCAATTGGTGTAAATTGTGAAGCTGCTGCTACTCTAGCTTTTTCTATTGGAGATTGTTGTTGTTTAATAGAAAAAGGTTGGGTGGCTTTCCCAACCTTAAAAGTAGTCTTGTCAGAAACAGGATTAAACGGATTCTTTTTCTTAGTTACAACTGGATTAAAAGGATTTATTGTAGTCATTTTTTTGTTATTATCTATTTGTAGACCAAATTTTTTGCCACAAAGTCTCTTTCTTTTCCGGTTCAGCTGGCATTTGATCTATAAAGTAATGTTGTACAGCTTTTGGCAAAGAACTATTTATTATTAATTCACTTACCTCATCAGCAGTTGCATCACCCTGTTCAATTGCTGTAAACCAAGATTCGAAAGCTTTGTCCATTGAAACTTCTGTTTCGTCATAATTTAGTCCCTTTGGAGGAGCTTGCCAAAAATTAATAACATCATCGTCCATGTCTTCTATAGCTTTTATACTTACTCCAGCATTTCTGGCTGCAATGTTCAATTGAGTTTGACTAAATTTTTTATCTACTTCGTCTTCACCTGTTTTTTTTGTACCAGTGGTTGCTCTCCATTGACGAATATTTTCGTTAGTCTTGAATATTTCTTCTTCTCTATCAGCAATCTTAGCTTCTGCATCTTTCTTTTCTTGTAATCTTGAGAATACATCTTTCAAAGCTGGGTCATAAACACCAGCGTAAGCGCTTTCAATTGCTTTCAATTCTTGTGGACTGTAAGCAATGCCGGATTTAGTGCCAACTTCATAGGGGTCAATTTCTCCAGTTGCTATAGCATTTCTAGCATTGTTCAAATCTGTAGCTCTGTCTGTTAATTGTTTAGTTGTTTGATTAGGGTCAGTCAAAGCATCTCCAGCGTAATTTGAAATTTGTCCAGTACCTTTTGGAGCTTTACTTCCTAAATGAATTGCATATTCTTCAGGAGTCATTACATCTCCAGTTTTAGGGTCACGATATTTTGCATACAAATCAACTGTTGCTGCTGGAGCAACCGGAATCTCCGGAGTAGCTGGAGTAGCTGGAGCGCCAGCAAAAATAGGTGCTGGGGTAATCGTTGATTTTCCTGCTGGATTATAAGTACCACCACCATGCGGTAGTGTCTGCGTATTAGTTTGGGGATTATAAGTTCCTCCTTGTGGATTATAAGTTCCTCCTGTTTGAAAGATTGATGATAGTGGATTAGTCATATATTTAATATTGGTTAGTGTATCCTGTCTTTAATAATTTGTTTCCTTTGTTCCAAAGATAACCAGCAGCTCTTGTATTTGCTACAGCATTTCTTTCAGTTTGTTTAGTTCCTTGGAAATCATAAGCACTAGGTTTATAAACATTTGATAAACTAGCTTTACTAACTCCGCCTTTAGCAACATTAGGATTATAAACATTTCCACCTAGATTATAATATTTGCTAAGTCCTTGAGCTGCATCACCTCCATATTTATATTGAAGGTCTCTAGCCTCTGTGCCGATTGCACTTCCAGCTTTTCTTCTTTCTATTTCTTGGTCTTGAACATAAGCTCGTTCTAAATTCTTTTCTCTTTGAACTCTTCCACCTGAAAAAAGTATACCTGATTTAGCGGCCTCTTTATCAGATTTTATTTTATCTGCTTCAAAACCTTGTCCAGAACTTATTAAATAATCTTGATACTCTTCTTTTTTTCCAGCAATTTTAGCTTCAGCATCAGCCGTTTCTTTAGCTTCTTGAGCTTCATAAAATAATCTATTATCTTCCACTCCTTTTGCAAGGGCCTCTTGTTGTTGTTCAGAACTAAAAGGTTGTCCTTGCCAATCTACTATTCCACTTAAATCACCTGATGATAAAGCATTGACAATTTCATCTACAGAGCTTCCACCTTGAGCCAATTCTTTTATAACTGGATTTGCTGCAGCAGCTTCTAAATATAAAGCATCAACTTCTTCTTGAGTTTCTACTGTATTTTCGTCTGGAGTTCCTGGACCACCACCGCCAGACATTCCAGAAGCAGCTGAAATAGACCTCGGACCCCAATATCCTGGACCTGAAGAATTTTCAACGCCATTTGCATTTTGCCATTGTTCTACAGCGGATTTAGTTTGTGGACCATAAATACCAGGGCCGGTTGCAATTTGTTCTGCACTTAAAAAGCCCTGTTCTAAAAGAAATTGTTGAAGATTTGATACGTCCGGACCTCTTTGGCCGGGTTGGAGATTTTGTTGGGGGTACATATGTTTAATTATATTACTTTATCTTAGTTTTTAATAGGTCTATCTCGGCTTGGAGCTCGTTACATCTGTGAGCCATTATTAAATAAAGGTCTTGTTTACTCTCAAACATCCCTATCATTTGGCCTTCTCTAATTTCTTTAGGTTTTATGCCAAAAGTAGGAAGTATTTTTGGAACATCTTTTCTTTTTCTGTCTGCAATTTCAACCATGTCATCAGTATTTCCCAATGGTTCAAAGGTGTCTGTATTAAAATCTTTAGAATCCAACGGATTCATCTTTTTATCCATTACTTCTTTATAATCTTTTTTTCTTTCTTCCAAAGATTCATTTTTATCTAAATATTTAATTGTTTTTTCATCACTCATAATTTTTTATTTATTAATAAGCTGTCATATCAAACGAACCTGAAAATGCACTAGCTGGCTTTCCTCTAAACTGTTCGAATCCACCACTATCATAACAAACTATATCGCCTTGAGCTGAAGGATTTGTAGTACCAACATCCAGTCCTAGTTTTGCACAATTTACAGTGCCAACAATATCTGCATTTCCCTTTAAATAAAAAGCATTTGTCGGAGTTAATGTTGCTCCAACTGCAAGTTTTCCAGAAATGGACTGGCTGCTAGTGTCAAGTCTACTAGTTGTAATTTGTGTACCAGTAATAGTGTTCGATGTAATTTTATCAGCTGTTAAAGAACCTGTATTTATTCTATCAGCTGACAAAAAACCAGTTGTAATATTGCCAGCTGCGATTCCAGAGGTTACTAAAATTCCAGCAATACTTCCAGAAGTAGCAGTAATTGAACCAGAAAGAATAACACTAGTTGCATTAATTATTCCACCAGAATCAACATAAAACTTATGAGCATTTATAGTAGCGTTTGCTCCGTCAGAAAAAATTGTTATATCACCGGGGTTAGCAGTGTATCCAATATGGTCTTCAGTTCCAGTATAAATTGAAGTTGCATTTATATTCCAATTACCAATTGTTCCAGAGGTTGCAGTAAGCGCTCCTTTAAAGAAAGCATCACCAGAAGAATTAATTGCGAAATTAGGTGTTCTAATTAATCCATTATCAAGGTCATATTGTGAACCAACAGATGAGTAATTGCCTGAAACGTATGTGTAGCCAGTTGATTGTATTTTTCCAGTTCTTATTTTTCCACCGACAATTGTAGTAACATTATCATTTACATCAGTTGCCGCTCCACCAGTAACAATTAACTGTCCTGTCACAATCTTCGAAGAATCAATCGTATTTGCAATTATATTATCACCAACAATTTGAGTGGCTTCAGAAAGAAAATATGTAGCGTCATCAGCTGCATTTTCAGCAACTGCGATTAAAACTTTACCGACTCCAACAGATGTCCCCGATGTGGTTGTTTTTTGATATACAGTTTCAGAAACATTTAAGTCCAAATAAATATAAGTTTTAGCGGCCATGTTACCGGTATTTCCAGCATCAATAGAGTAAACATCTCCACTAGAAGAAGTAAAAGTTCCAGCTCCCCACGAAACAGTGTTTAAATCAGTTGAAGAAAAGGCACAAGTTTGTCCCCATCCCCAATTTGAAACATCAAGAGTTGTTTCTGGTAAAGTTCCATCTTCAATTATTGCTCCATCAATTTCAACATTACCAGTATTAATATCTTGAGCCGCACCACCAGAATAAACAGGTGTAGCTTCTTGTTCAGAAGAGTCAGTAGAAACGAAAGTAGAATCTTTAGTTTCAGAGTCCTGGGAATTATCACGATATAAATATCTGTCTAAATATAGTTCTGCTAATTTCATAATTAATTCTCTTCAAAGCCAGCATCTTGTATTTTAAGAAGCTCAACGCCATTAAATATTATTGGTGTACCTGTAGAATATCCTTTAATTCTAAATCTAGATATATTAAAATCTTTTGTTAAAAAGTTAGGAATCAGAGCTGCATATTCACCTTTGATAGTACCAGCGTCTTCCCATTTATTAACAAGTGATTTGTCAGTTTGATATTGAACTAAAGTTCCACCGCCATTTTCAGTCATGATTGCCACACCACTTGATGTTTTTAAATGAGAATACATTTCAGTATAAGAACGCCAGCGGTCAATCATTTCGAAATAAATTGATTTACTAAAATCAGTTGTTCCTGAATCTAATTTTCCAACTAATCCTGCTGCAGTTCCTGCTACTTGTTCAATAGTTGTTCCGTCATCATATAAAGTCAAAGCAGTAATAGTATTAGCTGCAAAATCATAAACAGTCCAAACTTGAGTGGAAATAGTATATCTCACCTGACAATTTTTATAATCAACTCCTTCGAAAGTGAGTGGACCAAGAGACCATTTTATAGCATCAGAACCATCATAGATTCCAGAGATATCAGGGTAAGCAGTTCTAGGAATAGCTTTTACAATATCACTAATCCTTCGAGATATTTCAGTTGGTTGAGTGTCATAAGTAAATTTGTAGAAACCAGAAGAGTGATGGAAATAAATGCCATCTTTTCCTTGAACAATTGATTCTTGAGAATAAGTTCCTACATTGTAGGCTGGATATGGGTCAACATTTGTTGTGCTATAAACACGGTAAATATGATTCTCTTTAAAAAGCAATAATGCTTTTGGTACCCTGAATAATCCAGTAATTGATTCTCCATCTTGAGGAGAAAATTTTGAAATGAAATTTGTAGTTATATCAAAAGTTAAAGGAGTAACATAAGTTATCCCATCTGTTGATTGAACAATATCAGTATAGTAAAGAATATCATTAGCTGAATCAGCAACCCAGACTCGTCCATCATAACCAGCTTGAATAAAATCAGCTGCTGGAAAAGTGGCCGGAACATCAGTCCCTGCAAAAGCACCACCATCAGAAGTTTGTGGGTCATCACCGGCATTTCCATTCACCATCCAAGTTCTATTTAAAAATTGACTGAAGCGCGCCTTAGTTGTAACAGTAGTGGTTCTGACAGAAGTCCATGTGGCTCCATCCCATGCTGAAACATCTTTTGCTGCCTGACCAAAAAGTATTTTATCTCCACCTTGTATATTTAAAGTTCCAAAAGCTGTGACACTTCCAGCGAGAGGTGTAGCATAAGTGGCAACTCCTGGTCGTGTAACCATTGAGCCAATCCTATCAAAATTAAAATTGATTGCTAACTGAACAGAATTTTCAGGACAAACCGTATCGTTTAGTTGGGCTGAACGAATTACTCCTTCTGTTGGATATGGAATACGAATATTTTCAATTACTGGCATAAATATTTTTTTAACTTTCCTATCCTCCCACTCATCCGCAAAGCTAAGTGGGAGAGAGAAAAACTATTGTGTCAGAACTTATGGGGTAAGAACCAACACGTTTAGAATTGTATCACTTGAAGGGTCTGCAGAAAATAGTACATCAATAGAACCGATGTTAGCAGTAACTGATAAAATAGAAACATTGTTTCCACCATTGTTTACTAAAGTAGTGTAAATTGTATCAGTAGCCACAACACTAGCGAAGTCACCAGCTGAAAGATTTTCAGTAGGGCTTCCACCAACAGTAGTTACGATTTCATTTACAACTGTAGTAATTCCAGTTGGGCCAGTGTAGCCAGTGTAGCCAGTTGAGCCAGTCACTGATGAATCAGCTCCTGAATCTCCAGTATAGCCAGTAGGACCAGTAGGACCAGTGTAGCCAGTAGGACCTGTATAACCAGTATCACCAGTTGAACCAGTAGCTGAAGCAGCTCCGTCATCACCAGTGTAACCTGTTGGACCTGTATATCCAGTTTCACCAATTGGACCAGTGTAGCCAGTTACACCTTGAGGACCGATTGGACCAGTATAACCAGTTTCACCAATTGGACCAGTGTAGCCAGTGTAGCCAGTATAACCAGTTTCACCAGTACCAGTATAACCAGTATCACCAGTTGCACCAGTTGCTGAAGTAGCTCCGACAGGGCCAGTATAACCAGTTGGACCAGTTGGGCCAGTATAACCAGTTGCACCAGTATAACCAGTTTCACCAGTACCAGTATAACCTGTGTAGCCAGTTGGACCTGTATAGCCAGTTGAGCCAGCTGAACCAGCACCAATAGCTGACCAAGCTGGAACAGCGACCGTACCAGTCATTTGATAAACGGCTGAACCGTCTAAATCTTGAAGCAAGCACTCTAATGCAAAGATATTAGCATAAGTTGCACCTGCATATGGAGTTCCACCAGTCACTGTACCAAAGGTAACTAACTGATATGAACTTGTTTCACTTGGTTGTTCTTGTTGTTGAATATCAACTAACGGAATCAACGGATTTGTTTTTGCCATAATTTTTAAATTTTTAATTTGTAATTATTGTTGTATCTTGACCCGTGTAAAGGTTGTCGTATAAGGCTTGCACCAAATCTTCAAACTTCTTTAAATCTGGGTCGTCACTTTTCAATGAAGTATCTTTTCGATATTTAATTGCGTAACGTAGATACCATTTGTAAATCTCTCTGTAATGCTCTAAAAGCTCTTGAGAGAGACTCGTAACTTTATCAATTTTTTTGTAATAATCAATGTATAGATTATTACCTTGCATTGAATCAGGGAATATTCTGTCAAAAAACAATTTATCATCAAAGACTGTATAATAGATAGGCTGTGAAATTGTGGGTCTCGACCAAACCCTAGTACCTGACGGAATATCGCGAGTTATTCCTGTTACTCCTAAAAGTTGATTAGTTATTAAATTTACAGATGTGTATGCAATTTGCATAATTTCCTGGTCAAATTCTGTAGTTTCGACATAAGCAACACCTGCTGCAGTATCTGGAAAATCTCCTACACTATTCAACGTTATTGAAACAGCTCCGGTTAAAACATCGGCTGTAGCTTTTCCACCAGTAGTTGTGCATGCAATTTGATTCCAATTACGTTTATCAATATATTTTAAATTGAATGGTGTTAAAATATTATCAATTAAAAATCTTGCTGACAAAAGAGATTGGTCTGTTGCAATGAAATCAATATTTGTAGGTAAATTTACAGAGTTACTTCCGGCCAATACTTTTATAGGAAATTCAAACTCTTGTTGCCAAGCGTGACGAATACCGTAAAGTTTTGCTTGAGTAAATTTCCGAGCATCATCAATTGCTGATATGCAGAATGGAATTGTAATTTTTGTATCTTCTTCACTTACTCCCATTGATTTTAATACTGGGTAAATAAGGAAAGCTGGTGAATTGTCTGGGTAAGCGTCAACGCTAATCGCAGTTGAATAATCTGAAAGAAGACCTGTGAGTGAGTTTTTCCACTGAAGTTTATAATAATCAGTTGCTAATCCAATTGTGTCAAAAACAATTGTGTTTTGTTGTGTGGTAAAAATAGTTTGCGTAGTCAAAACAACGTAAACTCCATCAATGGTTGCACTTTTTGACACAACTATTTGGTCCCAGTTAATTTCACTAACAACATCTCCACGAGTGTGAGCCATTGTTGTAGCTAACGTCACAAAAGATTGAGAAGCATTGGAAGAAGAAGTAACTATTTCAGAATTTTCCGCACCAATTGATGACACTAACAATAAAATAGAGTCATCTGTAAAGTCGACAGTATTATCTACAGGGATAGCTATTACACCAGCAGCAATATTGTCAGAAATATAAGTAGATGCTTTAATATCCACCTCACTTGGAATTTCTAAAGTATTACCTATGTTGTTTGTAATTTTTATTTGAGGGTACATCTTATTTTTACTTAATAATTATATAGTTATTTTAATTATATACCTTTTTTTGGCATATTAAAAATTAAACATGAGGAGTTTGAGATTTTCCTGCACCAACAGCAATACCAAACTTATCAAGAACAGCCACTAATATTTTTAAAAGTGCGCCTATCCCTACCAAAATTAATCCGATGGTTACATCTTCGCCAGCTTTTATTAATCCGGCTCCTAAAAGTAAACTACCTGCTTCATTTAAAGTTAAAGTTGTATTGTTCATATTTTTATAATTCTTTTAATTTTTTAGCTAATAAAATACGGTCTTCATTGACCATTGTTTGGTCCCAGCCAAGTTTATATACTTCATCTTTTTCAAAACCTTTAGTAAAATGGAAATGTTCAACTATTGCTTTTTCAGCTCGTTTAAATATTCCTAATTTTTTCATCTTTGCATGGAGAAGATTGTCTACACCAACGTGCCAGAAATCTGTATCAAAAACCTCACCAATTTTTTCAATAATATCTTTTCTAATCATAAAGTGTTCATTGATGTTCCCTTCATCTGGTAAAACCTCTCCTGTGTTGAAAGCAACGTATCCTAACTCACCCTCCAATAAAGCTTCATTAATTGAATCAGGAGTAAATGCTGTATCATTTGAACCGAACACAATCCATTCACCGATTGCTTCTTCAACTCCTTGTTTTACAAGTTTAGGAACACCAATTCTATCTTCGAAGCTATCGTGTTTTACAATTATTTCAATCTTTTCTGATGGATAATTCAAATTCATAATTGAATCTACACATCGCTTCAAACCTTCTTCTCTGCCAAGTGTAGGAATAACAAATGATATTTTTGGTTTTTCAATTTGTCGTTTTATAATAACTCCACCAAAACTCCAGCCTTCCATTACTGTTACAAGCTCTTCAATATCTAATCCATCAAAGCTGTTAATTATCTCTGTCAACTTATGTCGTGTAAAAGTTTGTAAATGTTCACCACCACTTAACATCGGATTAAGGGTATCAATTATCTCATCATCAGGAAGTATAAATATTATCCTTCCATTTGGTTTTAATATTCTATGCCATTCTTTTAATGTTTTATCTGTATCAGCAATGTGTTCTAATATGTGACTAGCAAAAATAACATCAACAGTATCGTTAGCAATATTTGATAAATCGTCTACACTCGCAACTATATCCACACCTTCTTTTTTTTCAATATCAACTCCAATAGCTCGGTCAAGAGTTTTAAATGTTGAACAGCCCAAGTCATAAATTACTTTATCATCGTCACTAATACGAGCTAATTTGAATAACTTTTCAGGATGATTTACTTGTGGAATAGCAAACATTTCATCTAATTCTTTTTGACTAGGTTTGTAAAGATATAATCTACGAAGTGCATCCTGGTCAGCTTGCTCGGTTCTAGTGTTACCAATGAATATTGGGTCAAAAGAACTTCCAGCATCAATACAAGTAACATTTTTGTTATGTTTGATTGTATCAGCAATTAATAGTTTTGCCGGCATACCACAACTGAATATACAAATATCTCCATCTTCTACTTGTAAATCCATACCCTTTATATAATCATAGGCATTAACTAAAGGAACTCTTATAAATTCATCAATACCCAACATTTCAACAACTCCATATAATCTTTCTGGGCCTACAAAAATCTTTTTTCTTTTTGAATCCTTAACCGTCATCCAGAAATTTTTTAGTTTTTCCAAATCATTATCTTTTCTATGAAGAAAAATATTATAATTTTTCTGGTCATTCCATTCTACAATATCAGCCTTATCTTTTAAAAATTCGAAAGATTCTTTTAAGCGCTCACCAAGTAATAGTGAATAATCATGGCCATCACAATTTTTTCCTTCTTCTCCAGACATGCAAGCTATTTCTCCATCTCCTCTTTTAACAAAAGAGAAATTTGTACCATTCTTTATTTTTTCAGTGTACTCATCTATTTTTGTTGAAACTTCATAAAACTTAGCATCAGCAATATATCTAGGATTAGTAGGGAAATATTCTACAGCTTTTAAATAATGTTCCTTGCTCTTTTCTTTGTTTCCAGTCCACCAATATGCAAGATAAAGTAATTCGTGTGGTGTATGTTCATAGTAAGGTTGATGGTTAGAATAAAATGGTAATTGAGTAATAGATAAAGCTGCTTCACAATAAGCAATCACTTGGTTGTGCATACTTTTTCCACTGTAATATTCAGCAATCCTCATAAATGGTTCTCTGCGTGCTTCTTTTTCTGCTGACTTAACATACCACTTTAACATTTCATCAAAGTCACCGATTGCTTTATAACAATCACCAACAAAAAGCATTGACTGTGCTGCTTCAGTTCCCCAACGTCCCATTGAAATATGATTCTTAAATTCTTTAATTGCAGATTTGTGTCTTCCTAAATAAAACATTTCTCTAGCAAAGTAATGAGAATTACGGTCATTTTCTGGATTATTATAACAATCTAATGCAAGTCCTTTAAGATAGCCAGAACGATTAGTTGCTACATTTTGATAATGTTCAAGTTTAATTATATCTTCTCCTAAATAAATATTCTTAGTTTCCATAAATTTTGCGGTTAATATTTAATTTTATTTTATTCTTATCAAATCTATTATGGCAAGTAACACATAACATAGCCCAATGTCCTCTCTCTCTTTTATATATTCCAGTTATGTTTGCCCAATGAAACACTTTTTTTCCTTCACCAGTACATTCAATATTTTCACATTTATTAGCCGGACCTTCAATGCTTCTTAACCAATCGTGCAATCCACAATAACCAACTTTATCACCTTTCCAGTTGTGGTGTAGTTTACCTCTTCTTGCTCTTACTGTAGCTTTTTGTAATTCACTAGTAGTTTTCCCCCACATTGGATTTCCTGAACCCTTTTTGTTGGCATTTATTGATGCTAAATTTTTAGGCATTTTCCCTTTTAAAGCTGCACTAATCTTATCTTTTGTAGCTTGTGAATGTTTACTTCCTTTAATACATTAACTTCGTGCAAATACACCTAGGTGATAGGCACGAGGATTTCATGTATGATACCTCGCCAACTCATTTTTCTTCTATCATAGAATTTACAATGTCTAAACTTAATTACAGGGTTACCAACCGCATCATGTGAGAAAACAAAATTATATTCTAATTGTTCTGCTCCTCCTTCAATAACTTCATTTAATTTATCAATATCAAATTTAGTATATATTTCATCACAATCTGGAGTTGCTATCATATCGTTTTCTGGAAATGTAGAGATATAATTTCTAGCAGCTGCAAAGTTGAAAAGTGATTCTCCTGCATTTACTACAGGTGTTTCTCCATCAACAATAAACTTAGCATTTATTTTATCTGCTAATTCTTTGTCGATACTTATTCTAAACTTATCTCCTACGGCTTCTACTTTACATCCTAAACTTTTTGCTACTTCAATTGTGTCGTCTGTAGACCCTGTATCAAGAATCCATATTTCACCACCTCGTTCTTGATATTCTTTTAAAGAGCCAATCATTCTTGGGAGTGT